CTGTTTCGCTTCCTGCGCATTGCCTGCGCTCGCATCCTGGCTGGCCTTCGCCTGCCGGGCGTATTCGGCAGCGTTATTTTCATGGCCCAGCGCAACATTTGCCGCATTTTCTGCACTGGTCGCAGCCAAAGATGCTGCTTCCTTATACTGACTGGCGCGTCCGGCTGCATCAACCGATTCATTCCGCGCTGCCCCTGATGCCTGAGCACTGTTTTCTGCCTCATTCGCAAAACGCTCTGCGTCATCACGGGCCGTTTCGGTTGCTGTCACATCCTGTGCAGTCTGTTGTGCGCTTCCGGCTGCATTATCAGCGTGACTTTTTGCGTTCTGCTCGCTTTTTGCAGCCGCTTCGGCGCTCTGCTGTGCCTGATTTTTCAGCTCTTCTGCCTTATTTTTACTGTCAAGAGCAGAGGTCGCTGCGTTTGTTGCTGTATCCGCTGCCGACTCTGCTCTTTTACGGTCATCAGTGACCTGCTCTGACTGCCGGGTAACTACATCCACCATTTCCTCAAAACGCTTCATCACCTCCGGACGTAAATCACCATCCTTTGGTGCATCCAGAAACGCGTTCAGTGTCCCAGGTGTGTCAGTCGGTGCCACATAAATATCCCCGACACGGGTTGGCTGCCAGCCGTTACGGTTAAGCGCAACCTCGTAATACCCCGGCTCAGCCTCAATCACATAAGCACCGTTATTGTCCGTCACGCAAGTGGCGACAACGTGTGCCACAACGGTCGGACTGGTTCTTCTGGCCCGCAGTTCAATCGCACAATTTACGACAGGCTTACCCGCCCCGTCTTTCAGCACACCTGAAATCTTTACTGCCATATTCACCCCACAAAAAAGCCCGCCTGAACCGGCGGGCTGTCATAACACTGTGTTACCTGGCTAATCAGAACTTATAACCGACACCCACGATGAAACCGTCAGTGCGCCAGTCACCACTGCCGGAGCCTTCATAAGCAAGGTCAATAGTCACCGTTTCTGCCGGGCTGAACTGAAGACCCGCACCCCATGCCAGCGACAGGTGTCGTGCGGTATAGCCATCACTGGCGGTGGTCGTCTCCTTCACATACCCCGGTTTCAATTCATCACGTCGGTAATCCTGAACACTGTCAGACCAGCGGGTGTAAGCCATCCCAGCCGTGCCATAGAGACTGACCTGCTCACTGACCTGCCAGACAGGGCCGGCCATCAGACTCACATAACGACCGCGCAGGCTTTCATAATGGAACGTATTTTCACCCGTCTTCATCGTGTCGCTTTTTTTCGCCGACGCATAACTCAGCGAAACAATACCACCCGCATGGTCCGTGAATTCATAACGGTATTTCACGTTAATCCCTTTTAAATCACCTGTACGGGCACCGGTACCGGACAATGCCGGCACGCCGCCCGGGTGAACCTGAGCATATCCCACGGAAAACGCACCGTGTCCGACTTCAGCCTGCGCAGGAAGGGCCATTCCTGCCAGAAAAGCGACAAAAAATAAAATATGGCGCATGATTACCTCTCGTTTTCAGTCAATAAAAAAGGCACCGCTTCGGGTGCCCCTCCGGGTTAATAAATCGTCAGCTGATACTGATTCCTGCCGTGGATTTTTTCATGACCACCACCAGTAAATCGCTGATGTACGTTGTCGGCGTCCATTTGTTCGCGCCGGTCGATGACACATTAAACGTCAGGGTGACATGACCCCGTCCTGCCGGCATATCTATCACCGTTGAGAACACCCGGCTGACATCCGTTGCCGGTTCATGGAAAATCTCAGCCCCGTTTTTAAACACCTGCAGCTTGCAGGTGGAATACCAGTATGACTGTTGGTTATGACTGTTGAAATTCTGGTGTTTCGTACCACGAAATAATACCGGCGGAATGATAATCTGCCGGTCGAATCCCTGATCATCATAAACCGTGACGGTTATAGTGCCACTGGCATAACTTCCATTTCGCGGGAAAGCCTTACCCACCGTTTTGACAATATCGCCTTCAATCTGGCTGGCTGACAGTTTTCCAAGGATCCGGCAGTTCTGATTAATCGTGACGTTGTTGAGCGTCCCGGAATTCGCATTCACGTTACCGCTGATATCAGCATTTCTCGCCGTCAGCCGCCCGTCCGGTGTCATGGAGAATGCCGGAGGATTACCGGATGACGTGATGCTCACCGCAAACAGTCGCTTCAGGAACACGTCGTTCATGAACAGCTGATTCCCCTGCGCCACAAACAGCGGCGTGGTGTTACCGTTCTCCGGGGTAATCATCGCAATGCGATCGGCCTGCAGCAGAATGTTACTCAGGGTCTGACCATCAACATCCTCAATCCCTGCACCAATCCCAGCCACATAGGGAATACCGTTTTTTGTTTTCTGCACCTTCAGCATATACATGGCATTCAGCTCATTGCGCGTGTCTGACTGAACCCGCTGGATTTGCTGTATGGTCACGGCCTGGTCACCCAGCTTTTTATCCGTGGTCGAGGTAATTTCACTCCCTTTTTTATCCACGTACTGGCGGACCTGTGCTATCTGTCGGGCGTTTTCTGACTGCCCCTGGCTGACAGTCTGTGAGATTTCACTGCTCACCCGGTCCACTTTCTGGTTCACCTGCGCGATGGCCAGTGCCTGGTCCTCATTCTTTTTCGCAACCAGCTGCGTGAGAGTGTTTTCCGCCTTCCCGATTTTCCGGGTCACTTCTGCGATATCCGTGTCCATCCGCTGACGGATGTCTTCTTCCAGTTGCGTGACCTCCGTACGCAGCGCTGAAGCATCAATGCGCTCTTTCAGTGCCTGACCAAGAAGCGTCTCATCTATCAGCCCCCGGAAAATTTCCAGATACCCTTCACCATCATTGCTGGGCTGCCCGCTGGCTTCCACAAAAGCAGATTTTCCCACCAGGTTGACGCTTCGCACGTAAAACCAGAAATCCGTCCCCGGCTTAATCCGGCTCCCCTGGACAGTCCACTGACTGCCTGTCCCCAGATAACGGGCAGATTTTTCCACCTGTGCTGTGTTCGTGATGCGTTTTTCTGAGAACCAGAATTCAAACTGTACCGTCGGGTCATACACCGCAAGACGCGGGACCGCCGTTATCTGAAAATACCCCGGCGTCAGCTCAATGGTGGCGGGTTTTGCAGGTGCGTTAATCCGGAAGGTGGTGGTGGCAGGATCGCCCTGCTGTCCCCACGCATTTACCGCCCGGACTGTCAGCCTGTAGTTCCCCAGCGCCAGTTGTGTGAAGCGGTAAGTGGTTTCCGTCGTCCGGGCCGTGCTGACCAGCCGCTCACTGCCGTCATCCGCTGTTACAGTCAGGCGAAGCAGGAAGCTCACGCCCTTCACCACCTTCGGCGTGTCCCAGCGGGCCAGTACCTGATACTCCCCGCTGTCTGCAGTGACTTCGGCAGTCAGGTGCTGCACCGCTGGCGGCGTGACACCATTCACCGTGCCGCTCTGGTCGCCGTCAAAGTGCGCCCCGTTATCCACGATGGCTTCTTTTTCCGGTACATGCTGCACGGCAGTGATGGCATGCGTGCCGTCATCGTTCTCACGAATACTCACACAGCGGAACAGGCGCTGGCGCAACGTCGGCAACTTCAGCCCCCATACGCTGTATCCGGCAACGCCGTCAGGAACACGGCTCACTTTTACCTTCACGCCGTCGGTGACGGACTGGACCTCCACGCTGACCGGATTGCCACTTCCGTCAACCAGGCTTATCAGCGTGGTACCGGAGGATGGCAGCGTGATTTCACGGTCGAGCGTCAGCGTCCGGGTCTGGCTGTTCACCGCCAGCACGCGCCCGCCGGTGCTGATACCGGCATAGTCATCATCGCAGATTTCAATGACATCGCCCGGTACATGGCGAAGCCCTTCAGCACCCACGCTGAAGTCCACGGTCTGCGTTTCCAGCAGCTCCGTTTTAATCAGCCACAGCCCGGCTCGGTGTGCCTGCCCCCGGCTGGTACAGCCAAAGGCATCCATCTTCGTGACGTTACGACCGTAACGGAGAATGGCCTGCGTGTCCTCCACAAGCTCTGTCGCCGTCTCCCAGCCGTTATCCGGGTCAATCCAGTTCACCTCAACGGCATTATGGCGGTCCTTGAGGGCGCTGAAGCTGTAGCGGAACGGCGCGCCATCATCCGGCATCACCACATTACTGCGGTTATAGGTCCACACCTTATCTGATGGTCGGTCCTGCACGAACGTCAGCGTCTGCCCGTTCCATACCGGCATACAGCGCATCGCCGAGCAGAAATCACTGAGCACATCCCACGCCTTGCGCTGTGTGGTCAGGTACGCATTACAGGTGATGCGCGGCTCCGTGCCGCCAAAGCCGTCCGGCACTGACTGGTCGCAGTACTGGCCGATGACATACAGCGCCCATTTGTCCACATCCGCCGCACCAAGACGTTTCCCCATGCCGTAGCGTGGATGGGTCAGCATATCCCACAGACACCAGGCCATGTTATTGCTGTATGCTGGCTTAAACGTTCCGTCCCAGATACCGCTGTATTGCCGCGTCTGCGGGTTATAGTTCGACGGCACCTGCAGAATACGCCCGCGAAGATGATAATTACGGCTCACCTGCTGGCTGCCGAACTGCTCCGAGTCCACCTGCACGCCGACCAGTGCCGTGTTCGGGTAGCACTGTTTCACATCGATGATTTCGGTGTATGACGACCAGAGCGTTTTGTTCTGCAGCTGGTCTGTGGTGCTGTCCGGCGTCGTCCTGCGCATCCGGATATTAAACGGGCGCGGCGGCAGGTTATCCACCACCACCGAGGCCAGATACTGCGAGGTGGTTTTGCCCTTAATGGTGATGTCTTTTTCCGTCACCCAGCTACCGTTACGTTGTATCTGAACCAGCAGGCGGACTTCCGACGGATTCCGGTCTCCCTTTGAGGTGGTTTCCACCAGTGCCTGCACACCGAAGGTAAAACGCAGTCGGTCAATGTTTGCCGACGTGATGGTCCGGGTGATCGGCGTGTCGTATTTCACTTCCGTACCCAGCACCGTCTCGGAGCCGGAGGATTCAAATCCCTCCGGCGGTGTCTGCTCCTGCTCACCGGCCCGGAACACCACCGTGACGCCGGAGATATTGGTATTCCCCTCACTGTCCAGCACTGGCGTACTGTTCAGCAGCACGCTTTTTAATCCATCCACCGGACCTTCAACCGGCCCTTCGCTGATGGCATCGATCACACTCAGCAACTGCGTGGACTTCAGGTTGTCCTTCGCTTCGCGCGGGGTATGCCCCTTACTGCTGCCTTTACCCATTCATCACGCTCCATAAACGACAAAACCGCCCGGAGGCGGTTTCACATAAAACATTTTGCATCAGCGACCAATCACCACAACCTGACCACCATCCCCTTCGTCTGCCGTGCTGATCTCCTGAGAGACCACCCGCGACCCCACGCGCATTTCACCGTACAGAACGGGCAGAACATTGCCCTGGGCAACCATGTTATCCAGTGAGGAGAAATAGGTGTTCTGTTTGCCGTTATCCGTTGTCTGTGTACGGGGAGTTCTGGCTTTCGGTGCCAGCATCTGCGCCACACCACCGAGCACCATACTGGCACCGAGAGAAAACAGGATGCCGGTCATACCACCGGCCCCAATGGCTGCCCCCCATGCTGCAAGGGTGGCCCCGGCGGTAAAGAATGATCCGGCAATGGCGGCAGCCCCCAGAACAATCTGGAATACGCCACCTGACTTGGCCCCGGCGACTCTGGGAACAATATGAATCACAGCGCCATCAGGCAGAGTCTCATGTAACTGCGCCGTTAACCCGGACGTGCTGACGTCCCGCCCGGCAATCCGTACCTGATACCAGCCGTCGCTCAGTTTCTGACGAAACACCGGGAGCTGTGTGGCCAGTGCGCGGATGGCTTCAGCCCCCGTTTTCACACGAAGGTCGATGCGGCGGCCAAATCGTTGCAAATCCCCGTAAAGGCAGATGCGCGCCATGCCCGGTGACGCCAGAGGGAGTGTGTGCGTCGCTGCCATTTGTCGGTATACCTCTCTCGTTTGCTCAGTTGTTCAGGAATATGGTGCAGCAGCTCGCCATCACCACAGTAAATGGCGGCATGATTCGGCACCGATGAACCAAAACAGCACAGCAGCACATCGCCCGGCTGCGCCTCTGTCAGTGCGACACGGTAAAAACCCGTTGCCTCCATATTGTCAAGATAGAGATTCTGACCGTTACGCCACCAGTCATACCCGCGATGAAAATCCGGCATCTCAATCCCCGCCAGATGATAAGCATCCCGGAACAGCGTGTAACAGTCCGTCGACCCGTGCTCAAAGCGCCGCCCGGTGAGATGCGGCACACAGCGGAACTTATGAATCGCCCCCCGGCAGACCAGCCACCACGGCAAATCACTCTGCACCTGCAGCCGCCGGTCAGCATCACTCAGCCAGGGCAGACCACCGGGATGACTGTGGACCAGCGCCACAATCTCACCCTGCATTTCTGCCTGCAGCCAGTCCTCCGGAGCCATCCGGAAATAATCCTCCGGCTCACCGGAGATATTCACGCAGGGAAAATATCTTTCCCCCTCCGGCGTTCTCACCACGAAGCCGCACGACTCCGCTGGCGCACATCGCCGGGCGTGCGCCAGAATCGCTGATTCTGTCTCTGTCATGGGATTACTGCGAAAGTTTGTTAATGGAAAGGAAGCCGCCAAAGTTGCAGACGTTATTGCGAAACTTACAGCCACTCAGGCATTTGCTGCATTTATCCTTCGTGATATCGGACGTCGGCTGGTCATATTCATCCGCGACAGCCGGACCGTGATAACCGCACTCATCACCGCGATAGGTCCAGGTGCAGGTGTTGGCCAGCATGATACGTCCCGGAAAAACAGCGCCGTCCGTTTCCGTCGGCGTGGACAGTACAAAAGAGGCACTCACCGCGCTCAGTTCGCTGCACTGCTCAATGCGCCAGCGGCTGATCACCTCCTGCTCCGGATCGGCGTCACTGTTTCCGTTGACGAAGTTCACCGCATCCAGAAAACGGGCGTAAACCTTACGCCTGACCACCGTTCCGCCGACCAGACTCTGCAGGTCTTCCGCCATCCCGGTGACCATGCCGTGCAGGTTAGAAACCGTCAGTGTCGGACGGGCAGCACTGCCCTTGCCATTCAGTTCAAAACCACTCCCCTGAATGGGATACGCCTGATACTGTCGCCCCTGCCAGGTGACCGGCTCACCTTTTTCGTTCTGCTCATTACAGAAAAAATAACGTTCTCCACCGACCTCTGTCAGATCGATTTCCCAGAGCACCACGCTGGCCGACTGCTCCGCACGGGTGCATTCATTCAGTGTTTCCTGCTGTATATCCTGCATCAGTTCACCACCTGCTCAAAATCTGCCGTTACAGTCACCCATAACGCCCCAACGCGTGTCGACCATTTACGACAAACCACCCTGACTGGTTTCCAGCCATAAGGCGGCACCCACTGAAACGCCCTGACACCGCCATGCCGCGCCAGAAAATCCTCCAGTGACTGATGTTCTCCTTTACGTATCCGGATAGTCACACTGTAAACAGACAATAAATTATTCAGTCCTGCCGGTCGCCGCTGTTCATAGCCATCCCCCAGCTTTACCGTCAACACCTTCGGTTCCGATGCCACTGTCATATCAGGACGAATTTTCCAGTGAAACGTCTCCATTACCGATACACTCCGCTTAACTGACCGCCATCACGGGACTGCTGTTGCATAAAGTCCGCTGCAGCTTTTTTCCCGAGGTCATAAACCACCTTCAGGGCAGCCGGACCTATCTGCCCGTTCGTACCATCGTTATTGATCGCGATGTTGTACTGCGGGGCAAACATCACCATGCCTGAACCACCAATATCCGCCACAACACCCAGCTTACCGTCGGCACCACGACGCAGTGGCAGAATGGCTTCAGGCCCCGCTTCTCCCATCACCCCCGCGCCTTTTGCAAAGGCAAAAAACGTCGGGCGGTTAACCACTGAGCCACTGTAACGGCTCAAATCCGCAGACTGATAAACACCGCCATCCGCATTGGGCGTCACACTGGCAGCGGATGCGCTCCCCCAGCCAAACGCCGAACCAATCCCCTTCACCGCCTGCATAATGGCCATCTGCGCCATGATTTTTGCCAGGTCGGAAAGAAGCGAGGCGGTAAAGGATTTGAAATTCAGTTTACCTGTCGTGCAGAACGTCGCCAGTGCATTACCTGCACTGTTAAATGCCGCTGTAAACATCTGCTCAGCAGTTCCTGCCGCATTATCCGCATCTGCCGTAAAATTCTGAAACGCCCGCATGGCACCGTTTTTCCAGTCTGCCTGCATCAGTTCCTGCTCCTGCCAGTAGCGTCTGTTTTCGTTCAGTTGCCGGTTAAGACTGTCTGTCAGCGTCTGCTCAGCATTCCGGTATTCATCTGTGCCATATGTTCCTTTCCGCTTACTGTCACGCTCCAACTGTTCCCGCTGCTGCTGATATTTTTGTTGCAGACTGAACTGTGCCTGGTATCGCTGACGCTGTTTATCCCCCATCCCTGTCGTGGCGATATCCAGGTCATGTTGCTGACGCAGAACCCGCTCCTCTTCCGCCAGCTGGCTGGCAAGCTGAATGGATTTTTTCTTAAGGTCATTCAGCGCCGTCTGCTTCTGCAGCTCCTGCTGTTTTGCATCCAGCAGCGTCAGCGCCTGAATCAGTTCATCCTTATGCGCCAGCACGCTTTTTTCATCTGCCGTCAGCTTTTTACCGGCTAAATCACTGATACGCTGCTGCAGGGCCAGAAGCTGCTTATGCGCTTCCGTCATTTTTTTCGTGGTCAGTCCCGCGGACTGTCTGGCGGCGGCGATCTGCCCCTCCACCTGCGCCTGTTGCTGGCTGTACTGCAGTAATAACCGGGTGGCCTCATCATTACGGGTGGCAGGCGTTTCTTTCTTAATGGCTTTTTTGTGACGTTTATTTTCACGCTGTATCGCTGCGTCCCTGACCGACTGATCTGCGTACTGCATGGCATTAATACGCGCAATTTCACGCTGATGTCGTGCCGCTTCCGTTTCGTTCATCCGGTTCAGCGCGGCATTTTCAGCATTCCGGCGTTTCTGTTGCTCCTGATAATTCCGCTCTGCCTGCTCTTTTGCATCCTGTAAATCTTTCTGGCGCTTTTTCTCCTGAAGTTCATCAAGGCGCTGCTGGTCGTATTCCACTGTGGTGGATGCATTTGTCCAGGGCGATTTTTTCGCACGCTGAATTTTTTCCTGCAGCGCCGCAATCTGCGCATCAAGGGAATCATTACGCCCGATATTCATGGCGGCATCCCAGAACTGCTTCCACCAGTCAGATAAGGTTTGCAGCGTACTGCCCAGCGCATTGAGATTATTATCAATATCAGATGTGCGTTTACCGGTTTCCTCTGCCAGCGCTGACATGGCGATCCGGGCAGCATCACTGGCACGCCCCTGTTCCCCGAGAACACGGATTTGTTCAAGCTGGGTGGCAGTCAGGAAATGCAGTTCATTATCCAGCGTCCTGGCTGCATTTACCGGGTCATCCTTCAGTCGCTTAAACTGACTGATGGTGTCGCTGACAGACTGCCCCACTGAACTTTCCATTTGCGCGGCAGCTTTCGCCACCATGGCGATATCACCTCCACGAAATGCACCGCTGCCAACCGCCTGAGCCAGCGCACTGGCTGCAGCATGTTGCGTGATACCATTCCCGGAAATGGCGCGACTGAGAGTCCACAGCTGTCCGGTAGTGATGCCCGCATAATGCCCTGTCAACGCCAGCTGACGATTAAACACCTCCCCCTCCTTCTGACCGTCATACCAGGCCTTTCCCAGCCCGACAACAGCAGCAGTGAGTCCACCGATAACCCCGCCGACAGCCATGCCTTTCGGGGACATCAGCGCGTCAATCCATCCGGCACGGTTAGCCAGGGTGATCCCGGAGCCACGAAGCGCACCGAAATTACCCCGGGCAATTTCACCTATCAGAACACCTATCTCCTGGCGGGCCGCCGCACTTTTCAGCCCCAGCGAATGCGTGACCTTCCCGGCTTTTTCCATTTTGCTGATATACACCTCAGCCGCACTACTGACACCCAGCTGCGCGGCTTTTGCCCTGAGCAGCTCCGTGGATGAAAGATTCTGAGCGGATACCTGCTCCTTCAGCCGCCGGATAAAGGCCGTCTTCTGGCGGGTGGCGGATTCTTCAGCCTGAGCCAGCACGCGGGTTTTTGCCGTCACTTCGGAGATTAACGCCAGATAATCCTGCTGCGCGATGCCACCATTGTTTCTGGCCTGACGGACCTGCTGCTGAATACGCTGCAGCTCCTGCAGTCCGGCCCCCGCCTGTTTCACACTGTCAATCTGACGATAAAATGCAGCAGCGGCTTTATCCTGAGCAGCAGCCAGTGCCGCCGCCTGCGCCTGCTCCTCACGCATTTTCCGGTTCAGGGCATCAAGTCGCTGACGGGTCTGTTCCACATCCTCTGACAACGAAACATGCGCCTGCGCATTCCCCGCCAGTGCCTGAGTCTGTTTCACCGCGGTAGTCGCCGCCTGCTTCTGACTCGCTTCAAACTGTCTGACCCGCGCTTCTGCGCGCGCCGCTTCGCTGGCGGTACCATTGAGTTGCGCTTTAATACGCGGAAGCTGTTCCTTAAAATCAGCCGTATCAACACTTAAATCAATAACAAGGTCAGCTATCTGGCTCAATTCTTATTCCTCCCGCGATACCTTCCCCCAGAAACATCAGCTCTTCATCTGTCCGGACGGGCGCTTCTGTCTCTGAAGGCAACAGGCTGAACATATCCGCCGCCACGGTTTTTCCGGAAACCATCTGCACAATCAGCGTTTTCAGTGTGGCAAATTGCGCATCCAGCCACACATCACTGAAACTCTGCCGCCGGAAATAATCCCCCCACTCTCCCAGTTCTGTGGCTGACATTTCTGACAGCATTCGCCGCCAGTCGCCCCGCCGGAACTCCCGGGCCAGCCGCATGACAAACTGCATTTCCTGCGTCAGGACTTTTCCGGCGTCAGCACCTCCTTCACGTCATCCCCCTCTGTCGCCACTGTCAGTGCCATACCGCTCAGCGCCAGAATGCTTTCCGCCGCCATCCCCAGCGCATCCCAGGACCATGTCACGCGCACGGAGGAAAAAAGCGCCGCCACATTCTGAGACTGGTCGGCATTCCACAGCGAACGGGAAACCAGCCAGGCGTTGATGTCCATCCCCATTTCCATAAAAGCAATCTGGCGGGCCCCTTCTTCCATTCCTGCAGAAGCCTCATCAAACTGCGCCGCGCGTTCACGGGCATAAGCCAGGTATTCCACACGCTGCAGACCAGACAGTTCATTCAGTACCACCGACTGATTGCCGTAATTAAACGTATCCTGTTTCAGAAACATTTCTCTTCTCCCCGAATAAAAAACCCCGGCGAACCGGGGCTGATGATAAACATGGCCCTGTTATCCCCGGGTACGTCCGGTACTCTTCTCCTCAGCAGGGGCCACGGTCACCTTGACCACCTGCCCCGTACGGCCATCACCGCTCATACCCACAATACTGACCGTCCCTTCCTGGCGGGCAGATACCGTAGCCACAAGGCCGCTCAGGCTTACCGTTGCTGTCTGCGGATCCGTGGAAAACACCGTGAGCGTTTTATCCGAGGCGTTTTCCGGTACAAGCACAAACGTCAGTTTGGACGTTTCACCAGGATGCAGTGTCACCGCCATCGGTGTCACCGTCACACCGGTGACGCTGACCACCTCCTGACACTCTTCCGCCAGGTGTGGACGCCCAATCCCGGTGATTTTGATGGTCCGGGTCATCACTTCCGTTGACGTCACCGCTTTGCCCAGCGAACTCAACCAGCCACGAAAAACATCAACTGTGCCGTTGGGATACAGAATGCGGAACGCACAAACCTCGCCGGAATAAAACAAC